GGTAGATAATGAAATCTACCAACAATCAGTGTTTTATGAAACAACTAGATTGGCTTCATATTCTGATTTTGAGGGAATGGAATTCTTCCCAGAAATTGCAGCAGCATTAGATATCTTTATGGAAGAATCTACAACACAAAATGGTGAAGGTAGAGTATTAAACATTTTTTCTGATAGTAAAAGAGTTAAAAGAATATTACAAGATTTATTCTTTAATAGATTAGATATACATACAACATTACCTATGTGGACAAGAAATGTCTGTAAGTATGGTGATAATATGGTATATCTAGATATTGACCCTGAAAAAGGTGTTACAGATGTAAAACAATTGCCAAATATTGAGATTGAAAGGAGAGAAGGAAACTTTATGTCTAAAACAGCCACTTATGGTAACATAAATGGTAACAATATGGATTTAGACGATAATGAAGATAGAGTTACTTTCTATTGGAAGAATAAAGACTATGAGTTTAATGCTTGGCAAATTGCTCACTTTAGATTATTAGGGGACGATAGAAGATTACCTTATGGTACTTCAGTTTTAGAGAAAGCTAGAAGAATATGGAAACAATTATTACTATCTGAAGATGCAATGTTAATCTATAGGGTTACAAGAGCACCAGAGAGAAGAATATTTAAGATATACGTTGGTGATATCGATGAACAAGATGTACCAGCATATGTTACTAAAATGGCTAATAACTTTAAGAAGAGTCCAGTAATAGATCAACAAACAGGTCAGATTGATACTAAGTATAATCAAATGGCACAGGATCAAGATTACTTTATTCCTGTTAGAGATCAGAGTGCACCTAGTCCGATAGAGACTTTACCAGGTGCAACTAATTTATCTGAGATTGCAGATATTGAGTTTTTACAAAAGAAATTATTTACAGCACTTAGAGTTCCTAAACCATTCTTAGGTTTTGAGGAAGCTAATGGTGATGGTAAAAACTTAGCATTACAAGATATTAGATTTACAAGAACAATAAATAGAATACAACAAGCAATGATTCAGGAATTGAATAAAATTGCTATTATTCATTTATATGTTTTAGGGTTAGAAGATGAGTTAGATAATTTTACAATTGGACTTAACAATCCATCGACACAAGCTGATATGTTAAGAAATGAACAATTAGCTCAAAAGATACAAGTTTATAGAGATAGTGTAGCAGATTCTGGTAACGGTTTCGGTGCAATGTCTATGACTAGGGCAAAAAGAGAAATCTTAGGGATGTCTGAAGAAGAGATTAGATTAGACTTAGAACAACAACGACTTGAAAAAGCTGCCGCTGCTGAAATGGAACAAACTGCAAATGTTATTAAGAAAACAGGTGTGTTTGATAGAGTGGATAGTTTATATGGTGAGTTTGGTGGATCAGAAAATGCTGAAGGTGGTGAAGCTGCTGAAGGTGGAGATACTGGAGGTGATGACTTTGGTGGTGGAGGTTCTTTCGGAGGAGGAGGAGACTTCGGTGCTGATGATACCGGTGGAGAAACTGTTGATGACTTTGGTGACGCAGCAGTAGAAGAACCAGCGGCAGAAGCTCCAGTAGAGAATTATGGTAAGAACATAGATAAATTACTCGTAGAACAAGAAATACAAAAGAAAAGATACGAGAATAAAGTGAAGAAATATAAGAATAACTATACAAAGAGACTATTAGAAAGTTTAGATGATAAGAAGGTTGTGTCTGTTAGTAACATTGACAATAGTAAGGATTCTCTTACAGAGGATTTAGAAAGAATGGTTAAAAGTATAGATGATTTAACTAATGAATAACTTTTTTAGTTAAACATAATATTTATTAAGAAATACAACATGAAAAATTTCGGTGAAATAAAAAATAGATTTAATGAAATACTAACAGAATCAATTGTTAAAAAAGACGATGCTGGTAGAAAGACTTTTGGTAAGTATATCAAAATGTTAAAAGAGAATGTGATATTAAATACACAATACCATATCTTTGATAATATTGAAAACAAGTATTTTGAGGATAAGTCAGATGCTAAAGATTATATTAAAGAGAATATCTCTTTATTAAAAGATTTCACTAAAGAACAAATCATTGAAGCTAATTCTAAATTGGCTGGTATGGTTTCATTTGAGAGTGGTGAGGATTATGAAGGTAAAGAATTACATGATAATATCACTAACTTAATTTTCACAGATAAAAAAGCAGAAACATTAGATTCAATTACTGAGTCTATTCATTTATTAAGAGACCATATGACTACTCAAAGAATTGATGAGGGTGAAAAAACTGAGAAGATTGATTTACCACCATCTATAGTTTCTAAAATGGTAATCAATAAGTTTAACACTAAATATGAAAACATCTCTGAAGATGAAAAGAAAATTATTAAATCTATTCTTAATGGAAGTGAAGAAGATAAGAAAAATCTACACACTGAAATGGTAAGAGAATGTGTTGATACAATTGATTCTAAATTAGATGAAAGTGATATCAACCTAAAAGGTAAATTGTTAAGTGCTAAAGATAAGTTACTTAGAATGTCTTACAATGAAGAAACTTATACTTCAGATATCTCAAAAATCTATAACTTAAAAGAATCAGTAGAAACTGAATAAATAAAATAGATAAAATATACTAAACCTCCACATTGTGGGGGTTTTTTTATGCACCTATTTGACGCAAGTGATAAAAATGACTATAATGGTATATACAAATAACATAAGTCTTAATCATTATGAATGAAGAGAGGAAAAGAAATTACTTTAGAAACCAAAGAAAATTATAAAGTAAAATTAGGTACAATAGATAACAAGAACCCTAGAACAATTTACTTAAATGTGTCAGCATGGGGCGAACCCTTAACAGAAGAAGATAATTACGATAGTGTATTAAATAATCTGAGAAAGAAAGTTAAACAGAAATTATACAATAACATTAAAGAAAGTAATTATACCACTGAAAAGTATATTGTTGATTTAGATATGAGGTCTTCTGGTATTTCACAAACAAAGAGAAGCTTTATGTCTTGTGAAATTACATTGTTTCAAAAAGAAAAGATACCAGTAAACAATCCATTCACAATTTCTGAAGGTACAAAATTAGTTACCAATTTAATTGATGATTGTTTTGAGTGTAGTAATCATTTTAAGTTTTTCAAAACAAAAAACAAATAAGGGGTTATTCCCCTTTTTTTTATGCCTTTATTTTTTTTAACTATATAACATATTTATAATAAAGATAAAAACTATTATGAATAAGTTTGATGTAAATAAAAATAATGAACTTAATAAGAAATCAATTCTTATTGAGTATGATGCAGGTTATATATCTCCAAAGGATAATAGAGAGTTTATTAGCGAAATGAATAAACTATCAAGAGGTGAAAAAATTATAGAAGAACCATTAGTTGTTTATGCAGTTATGCAGAAATATGATGTTGAAAATAAAAATGGTAGAATCTATCCAGAACCTATCCTAAGAAGAGAAGCAGAAAATTACTTAAAACTTATTAAGGATAATAGAGCATTTGGTGAGGCGGATCATCCAGAATCATCAATTGTTGCAATTAGTAGAATATCACATAATGTTACAGACTTATGGTGGGAAGGTAATGTATTGATGGGTAAACTTGAAATCATTATGTCACCAGGTTTTGTAAACAAAGGAATTATTTCTTGTGAAGGTGATAGAATTGCTAACTATTTAAGAAAAGGATATAAAATAGGTGTTTCATCTAGAGGTGTTGGTTCTTTAGCAAAAGAAGATGGTAAAAATATAGTACAAGATGATTTTGAAATTATCTGTTGGGATATAGTTACTTCACCATCTACACCGGGTTCTTGGATATATGATGAGAATCCAACAAAAGAACAACAAATGAGTGAATCAGAAGATAAGAAAGATAAGGATTTATTGATAGACTCAATAGATACCTTCCTAAATAATGAAGACTAAAAAGAATAATATGTCAATTTTATTAGAAGTACAAAGATACAAACATTATAATTTATTACAAGAAGCATATATTCCTAGGGAAATAGAATATGCAATAACTGAAGACAAGAGATATATGATCGTTGAGAATGAACTTTTCGATATTAATCAAAACAAAAGTTTAGGATTATATTATGAGTCTAGATTACTTAAAGAAGAAATTATAACTGAGAGTTGGTTTGAAACTATTGCAGATATTGGTATTGGTATAGGTTCAGCCGCATTAGCTGCCACTGGTGTTGGTGCAGGTGCTGCTATGGCAATTGATGTATTACATGGTATTAGTTTTATTTATAGAGGTGAGACAAGAAATGATAATGTATTAAAAATATTAGGTTATTTTTCAGTTTCATTAGCGTTATTCCCTGGTTTAGGGTCGATTATGAAAAACGTAATTGTTAATGTTGTAAAAAAGTTTATTGGAAAACCTATCGCTTCTTTACTTAAAGCAATGGCTAAAAATCCACAAGGGATTAAAGCAGTAAAATTATTACAAGGTTTTGTTGGTAAGTTAGCGGGTAAAGTAGGTCAATTTAATAATTGGGCTAAACAATATAAATGGTTTGATAAGATATGGTCAAAAGTAGGTAAAAGTTTTGAGGGTGGTATTAAATATTTTGATGACTTCCTTAAAGGAGTTACAGGTGCTGCCGCTAAAACTGGACAAAAAGCGATTGGTGGAGCCGCTGCTAAAACTGGACAAAAAGCACTTGCTGCGTCTGGTAAGTTTGTAAACTCTGTAGATGATGTTGTAATGAAATCATTAAAAAGTAATAAAGGGGTAGTATTACCTAAAGGTGCAGCGTTTATTGATGATGCAGGTAAAATTGCTAGATATGGTGATGACGTTTTAGTTCAAGCTTCAAGTGGTAAATGGTTTTTAGCAAATGTTAATAACGGTAATGTTATTGCAAAAAATGCTTTTTCAAAAGGGTTTATTAAGCAAGGACGTAAGATTACTGGTATGGCACCTCAACAATTCCTTACAAAAAATGCGCTATCTAAATTTAATGCTTTAGGTCCTGTAGCTGGTACTGGTTTAAAGGTTGGTGCTAATAATTTGATTAAGTCA